GTAGGTGTAAAAAGTAAAAACGCTAAAGCTATTAAAGTTCTCATCTTAATTCATATACACGCTGCTCAATCAGTTCAAGTTTTTCAAAGTTCTTTTCTATCAGCTCACGATTGTTCATAATCTCGTTCCGGATGGCGTTATCTTTTAGGTCGTACTCTTGTCGTGAGATAACAGGCTCAGGCAGTTTCATAGCTTCATCAATCTGTGCTTTTAAGCTAAAATAAAAAGCTGTAACAGTACTGATGCCTATTGCAAGAGATACAATAGTTTCTATACTCATACTGAATTTAGTATTTTTAGATAACTCTGCCATTTTTATTATTCGTTAAAGTTCCACCCTGCAAAGGTATGTACACCATTACCCTCAACAGATATTTCTTTAGACTTCCAACCATAGGGCGATTCGTCTAAACCATTCCACAACACATCAACAGAGTACATATCAGATGCAACGCCCTCAGTTTCTACATTACCCTCTTTATCAAAGGTAGGTTCTGTTACCCATATATAACCAAGTTTTACGATTGTATGATTGCCCAATAAATACTCATTACCCTCATCGTCTGTATCGTGTGGCAAAGCAGCTATTTTTTCCTCTGCTTGTTCCTGTGAGTTAAACTCGTATTTTTTAAATAGATATCCCATTTTCTTAACTTGTTAATGTTGTTAGTTCGCTATCACTTAATGATTCATTAAATACCAAAGCCTGTTTTACTTTTCCATACCAATCATTACCACCACCCCCATTATCAAAAGCAAGTTCGTTTAATAAATCAGCAGCAAACGTAGTACCACTTGAATCGGTTGCTACTTCTGTGCCGTCAACCCATAAAGCAAAATCATTTTGTTTGTATTTCAGTGCTACCTTATGAAAATCAGTTATTGTGTAAGAATCAGTGGTTAACACAGCTTGATTTGAACCATTAAATATAACGCCTAAAATTCTGTTGCTTACACTCGTAAAACCTATTCTAACTACGTTGCCTGTTGAAGAATTACTGATTGATATACGTCTTTCTGATAAATCATTACTAAGTGCCGCAAACTCTAAAAACAAAACACCCTCTTCGCTATTTATATCTGCACTTGTTCCTGAACCATTACAAGCATCAGCAGAGCGTGTTGTAGTTCCTGAGCCATCCCAAGGTATATAAGAAGTTGGGTAGCTACCTTGTTCTAATTGCGCACCCCATATATGTAAACCACTTGAACCATCGCCTGTGTAAGATGGTATTGTATTGTTTGTAACTGCACTATTAGATAGCAATATACTAAATGTAGTAGCGCCACCTGATGGGTCTGTTTCTGTTGCTGAGCATCTAAACCACCCATTACCATAATTTTCTATTTCAGCATCGCCACTGAATCCATTGAAAGTTATACTACCACTTGTTAAATTAAAACAAGCATTTATATTAGCACCTGATAAATTATTTCTAAGTACTAAAAACTCTCTTTCATCAGCTTTTGCAAAAACACTAAAGGTATATGTTGCTGTTGTTGTTGTAGGCGAAACAAAAACCCTATGGAAGTTTGTAGAGCTATCTTCAACTAATTTATCTGCTGTCTGTGAGCCATCCGGCGAAACAGTATCATTAGCTGTTACACTCGCTTGGCTTTTAGACCAAAAACTATTGTCAAACTCTTCTGTTCTCTCAAAGTCATTAGTTCTACTTGGCTCTAAAAGTAAATGAGGGCAATCGCCAACCACCCCACTTGTCAAAGGGTAGTCTAAACGTGGTACGTTTGTAGCAACGCTTTCTATCAGCCCATCTTTGTTTACTCTTGTTGCTGTTGAACCTCTACTATGTGTAAAATCGCCATTGCCATTAGCAGGTAAAACTGAATATAACTTACTCGCTTTAGTTCCTGATGGTATTAACGCTATACTCGCTTTATCGTATAAACTCATTAGTTCGCTATTAAAATTTCAAAATTCTGCATAATACTCGTAGCACCCTCTGACGTGCCACTATCTGATAAAACTCTACTCGAATGATCCGTAGCAACACCTATAACTTTGTAAAGGTCATTGTTGCTGAATAGAGTTGATTTGATTTCGTTTACTGCCTTACGTCTTTCTGAGCTACTATCAAGCACAATAAATTCGTCAGTTGTTTCCATATCAGCAGTCATATCTGTAAACTCTGATAAGTCTAATGATATGCCTGTTGCTGATGTATCTAAACCTGTACCTACTGATATTTCAGTGAGGTCTAAACTTATTGCAGGTGTTGACGTTCCACTTGAAACATCTAACCCTGTGCCAACTGTAACCTCTGTAACTGTGCCTGTGTTAGTTGTGTATCCTGCACCATTGCTAAGTTGGTTGTTGTTTGTTGGTATTGTTGTATCGCCCTCTAAAGCTGTACCTGCCGATGTGCCTAAAACTAAGCTACTCGTACCTGCACCTATTGTAGTTCTTACTGCTGCTGCATCTGCATCGTCAAGAAACGTCTTAGCAAACGTACTGATAGTTGTACTTGCAGGTAAACTTAAAGTCTTTATATCAGTATCTACTTCACTATCCATCAAAGCCCCTGCTGCTGTAACATTTGCAGTATCAGTAACATCAGCGTTTTCTTCAATAGTACCGAGCTTTGTAGATGACGTGCTGTCAAAACTTATTTTAGCGTTGTTTGCTGTGATATTATCAGCTTGGGTAGTTGTTATGCCCACTTTAGCATTGTTAGTCGCTACATCGCTCTCTAAAGTATCTAAATCAACAGCCTGAGTAACACTTATAAATCCTACTTTTGTTGCGTCTGCACTTGGATAAGTATTTTTAGCTGTGTTCGCTGTGATTGCACTTGCTTGACTTCCTGATATTGTAGTTGTATCCCCTGCTAATGCTGTGGTTGAGCTTGTACCTAAAGCTAAGTTTGATGTACCTGCACCAATAGTTGTGCGTACAGCAGAAGCATCAGCATCATCTAAGATAGTTTTTGCAAAGGTTGATATGGTTGTGTTAGCAGGTAATGATAGTGTTTTGATGTCAGTATCGACCTCAGAATCCATTAGCGCACCTGCTGCTGTTACGTTGGCTGTGTCTGTTACGTCTGCACTCGCTTCAATACCTGAAAGTTTAGATGAGCTTGTACTATCAAAGCTAATCTTAGCATTATTGGTTGCTATATTGCTTTCCATCGTGTCAAGGTCAACAGCTTGTGTTACGCTTATATGACCAACCTTTGTAGCATCCCCACTCGGATATGAATTTTTGGCAGTGTTAGCTGTAATCGCATTTGCTTGGTCAGTAGTGATTCCTACCTTAGCTGTGTTTGCAGTTATTGCGTTTGCTTGTGATGTAGTTATACCTGTTTTGGCAGTATTTGCTGTTACTGCACTATTACCTGCCACACGAGCATCTGTAAAGTATATATTTGAGCTACCCTCTGATATATCATCTGTATCAAGCACAACTGTACCTGTTTGGCTATTAACACTATCCACAGGGGCAGTACTTGTTAAGGTAGTTGGCTCAAACTTATTGCTTGATGTTTTAAATTGTAAAACCTGATTGTTTGATGGGCTTGACGTAGATATATCCGACAGCTCTTTTACCGATATACTATTTAAGGCAGTAGTAACATTAGCAACGTCTGTAACATCGGCATTTGCTTCTATGCCTGATAACTTTGAGCTACTTGTAGAATCAAAACTTATCTTAGCTGTATTGGCTGTGATGGCGTTTGCCTGACTTGTAGATATACCTACCTTAGCATTATTTGTAGTTATATCTGTTGCTTGTTGTGATGTAATTCCTGTCTTAGCATTGTTTGTAGCTACGTTTGATTCTAAGGTGTCTAAATCGACAGCTTGGGTAACTGTGATATGACCTACCTTAGTTGCATCAGCAGAGGGGTAAGTATTTTTTGCTGTGTTGGCAGCTACACTTGAGTTTGCACTTACACGACTTTCTGTGTAGTACAGGTTGCTTGACCCCTCAGAGATATTATCAGTACCTAAAACAACAGCACCTGTTTGCGTGTTTACGCTTGTAACAGAATTAACTTCTGTGCTATCTACATAGTTTTTTACTGCTGCTGTTGTTGGTATGGTTGTGTCATTATCATTACTTGCAATCCCATCTGCTTCATCAACAAACTTTGTGATTGTAATGTTTTCGCCTGTATCTTTTAAAGAACCAAAAGAAACTGTGCCGGATGCCACTACACGCCCATCATTAGACACGCTAACACCTGTGCTATTACCTGAACCATCAGTAAGCACAACCTCACTACTGATAGCATTGTTATCATTAGTTTTGATTAGCCCCTCGTAGGTATCCTTTATTCTTTTGTTTTCAAGATTTGCCATACTTTAGTTTCGGTCTTTTGCAAAAATCTTTTTAGTTTAACTATGTTCTTATCTTTCGGTTTATATCTTACAGTACCCATCCGTTAAATAAGCTATCTGTATCAGGGTAAACATCACTATCTGAGTTGCTTCTATACTCAGGAAACAAATTATCATTAAAACTCATGTAATCAATAAATCTACGAGTGTAATACTCTGCTGTATCTCGTGCCTTAGCCACTAAGTAATCAACCTCAGACTTACTTACGCTCTCTGCGTTTTCAGATGTGTGCTTAAATACACCACCATTTTTAATTTGATATGCAGCGTAAGGTAGGTAGTTTACTTGCGCCCACCATATAAGCATGGGCTGTACATAATCATTGACAAGACTTAAATAGTTACCGGCAAGTGTACCTGCAACGATATCTGCACTAATCTTATTGTAAAGGTCAGTACCTAAATAGTTTTGTATTTCTATCTCTTGTGCAATCTTGATAAATTGTATAAACTTATCTGTATCAGTATTACCATCAATGATGCTGTTCTTAACAAGGTCTGTACGTGATATAAATAGTGCTGTTGCCATTATCCTTTATAATTTGGGTGGTGTCCGTTATTTGGCATATCCTTTGGTGCTTTCTCTGCATCCTTATATCCTCTTGGGGTAGGTGCATAAGACTTAGGTATCTTGTTTACTTCATCGTAATTTTGGATAACTTTTTTCATAGTCTTAGATTTTAGCCTATATAAGACCTCTTCCCATCTATGCCCACAGTTTACCCCACCTTTAAATCTGAATAAATCGTATGCTTTGCCTTTATGCCCAAAAGACTTATTGACACCTGCATTACTCGCTTTGTCAATATCCTCTACACGATACACAACACCTCGACCACTTCTGCTCATCATAATACGACAGAATTGCCTTGATTTGCCTGAGCTGTATTTTTCAGCGTATCGGTATCTTACTTTGTATAGGGATTTGTCTAAATAGCTAAACCCACTCTTTTTAGAATCTATTGACTTTTTTTCTAATTTTTCTTCCTTTGATTCAATGTGCTTAACAGCCCAATCCTCTACACTTTCGTTATCCTCGTTCTGTTCTCTTACGTCAACTGCTTCCCATCGGTTAGATATTGTTTCGCCCCTTAGATCGTCAAGGATGATATCAAACTCTTCATCAGTTAAGTCCTCTTTACTCATTTTAACCCCTGTTTCCTCTTCTCGTGTTTCCATATCGGCTACATTGTCAAGGTCAGTAAACTCTAAGGGTTGTAGGGTCTTAAAGTATAGATTAAGTGAGATGTTGTTATAAGCAAGGATTTGGTCAAAGTTCTCTATAAGCAAACGCTGAAATGGACGTATTACTGTATTATCCATTAGCAAGGTAGCTGTTTTAAGCTCGTCTGCGTTGTTTCCAAGCCCTGTGTTGTCTTTAATTCCTAAAAGCATAGGGGACACTACCCTGTGTGATACAAGTATCTTACGTGCGCTCTCATCGCTTAGAAATTGATATTGATTATGCGCATCTGAAAGTTGGATAGGTTGTATATCAGCAGCAGTTTCAGCGTTGTCGTTAAAAGCTAAGATAAACTTACCTGCGTTGCTACTGCCACTAAATTTCTCATAGATACGTCTTTCGATTAGTTCCCTTTGCTCAGGGTCAGGTGTTCCGTTGTTAAAATTAATAAGCATAGATGGTGCAAGACCATTCATTATATTATTTAAATGATAGTTGCTTATCTCTTCCTCTAACTCTGCATATTGAGTACCAC